AAGATGCGTTAATCACACGATATTGATTTCCACCAAGAGTCGCAGATGTGCATTGCACAGGGCTGGGAGGTGACGTCGCTGCCGTAAGTGTAACGGTATTACCCGTAATTGTATATGCTCCTGAAACTGCCATTATGCACTCCAAGGTGGCGTCAGATTAACCGATGTTGGTGTGACCTGTTGTTGGATCTGTTGGTCAATACTGGCTTCTAATGCGGAAACTTGAGTTGCACCCAAAGCCGATGTAACCCATCCCTGCACCTGAGATTCAGTCAATTGAGCAAATGGCGTAAAAGCTGATCCAGCCATGTAAGTTAAGCCAACAGTGCCGTAGACAGAGCCAGTGTGACCATTGCCATCAGTTCTGGTTAGAACCCAATGCACTGTGTACACAACGTCTGTTTGGCTTTCGTATGTTGGGTATGCGGTCAATGTTGGGAATGACCATGTGTATGTATTAGCCATTTAAATACTCCTTATGCTATATTTGCTGCTTTAAGTCTTGCCCTAAGCGATTGAATTTCAGCAACAAGATAAGCGATAATTTCTGGTGAGGAAACAACTACTTGCTGGTAAACTGGTTTACCTTCGGCATCAACTGCGTCTTTTTCGCCAGTTACCGCTTTTGGTATAACCGCTTGCATTTCATGTGCGATGAAACCAACGTCTGGTGTATTGTCAGTTGTCCAAGTAAATTGACTTGGTTTTAAAGCGTCAATGATTGGGCCGCTTTGAGCCGTGGTTAATGGTGTGACGTTTGTTTTAAGGCGATAGTCGGATGAGGTGTTGTATGCAGTGGTCGTTCCGCTTATGGAAATCGTCCCACACAAACTTGTCGAACTGCCATTGTTATAAAATAATGCGCCGTAATAATTTGCAGTTCCGCTGGTATTGTTTGTTGCAATTGCTGCTCCACCATTTGCAGCTAATGACGTAAACTTTCCAAGCGCACTCGTCGTCCCCACCAGCAGATTGCCAGAGGAGTCAATGCGCATTGTTTCTAAATAAGCAGAGCCAGTTACCTTGGCAAAAGTAAGATAGTTTCCATAAATTATGTTACCTTCAGCGTTACCATTGGAATAGTTACCACCTAACGCAATGCCCGTCGTTATGTTAGAATTTGGAAGTGCGCCACCCGTATTTGTATTGAACCAATTCCATTCATTAGATCCTGAAACGGAAGGAGAAAAAATATTTAATCTTGTATAGGGAGTAGATGTTCCGATACTTACCTTCTGCGAACCATCAATATACAAGCCTGTTGTGCCGCCTGTCTGTAATGACAGGGTTGTTGAGCTGTTGTGTATTGGAGATGTCAAAGATGAGACAATGGCATTGCCGCCTGTAATGTTGACATTGGCAAGAGCGTTTGTTCCGTTACCGATACCATTTATACCGTTGACGACGGTTGTGAAATTGGCATCAAGCTGCGACAGCGGAATTGAGCTGGTGGCAGTTGCAAAGGTATAAGTTACACTAATCGGCAGAGACATTAGAACCTCGCTCTGAGTTCGTATTCCATCTCAAACGTGTTGAGCGTGAAATTTGGTGTTGATGATGTTATCGTAAGTCCGAGATATTTACCATACTGCTGTGCATCAGACTTATAGAGTGCATAGCCAGAACCACCCGTCCATGTAATGATGGTGGATGAATTGTTAAGCCAAGAAATTGTGGCTCCAAAATTATTAGTCCAGTAAATCAAATTGGTCAGTGAATAGACAGGGCTGACATTTGATTGGCTATCGACAGTAATATTTAACGTACCGCCAGTTGTTAACGTGGCCTCAACGCCGAATTTTAGAGCCTGTTTGTCGCGTATAGTATCCTGCATAGGCCATAAGGCCGTCTGAACGGTGGAATTGATGGCTGATGTCTGGTCTTTGTAGAACTGAATTAAATTAGTTCCGCTGGTCGCATAGAGATAAATGATACCAAGATAAGGTACTGAAGTTGTTAATAAACTTGTTCCTTGCGACGTGATAAACCATTTTTTGTCAAAGAACACAGCTTGGATTGGCCTTGTTCCCTGCACAGGGTCTTTGTAATAAAAATTAAAAGCAGCACAGAGAATGTTATTGACTAAAACCTGCCCACCCGTGACGGGATAGGTAAAGTCAATAAGAGGGAAAACACCATCTAAAGCATCAGACAATTTGGTTGTCGTAGCACCAACGAGAGCGTAGACGCCATAATCATTCATAAACAATAGGGATCTAAAATAGGCGAATATGGCATTTGCTCGCCTTGTACCTACTGATGCCGACACGTTGGTATTGGTAAATGTCGTCACGCCTGTTGACTGCACAGCCACGTCTGAGAACACGTTAATGCTGTCATCGCCAAAGATGTACAGGAAGTTATTGGCGCTCACCATCGCATTGATGTTGGAGTGCAGGGTACTATCCGTAATGGTCACAGAGCCAGCCGAGACGCTGGAGTAATCATTGTACTGACCTGCCGCAGAGTAATAAACTGTACGGCCCTGAGAGAGCCACACGCGGCCTTGGAAGGTTTGTATAGATGTTGTGGGGTTAGTGCTGACAACTGCCGTAGCCGTAGCCCCAGACCCGCCTGTACCCGTATTGTTAAACACAACCGTGGGAGCGCTGGTATATCCAGTGCCGGGGTTAGTCATAATGATCTCGGTGACAATTCCGCCTGATATAATGGCTGTTGCCGCTGCCCCTGTTCCACCACCGCCTGTAAATGATATTAAGGGAGCAGTAGAATATCCAGATCCAGAATTGGTAACTAAAACACCGACTGTACCTGTAGAAAAATTTAAATAACCAACGACCGCTGTGGCATTAGTTGTTGCCCCACCGCCTGATATTGTGACGGTTGGGGGATTTGTATAGCCAGATCCAGAGTTGGTAATGCTAAGGGCTGAGACAATGCCTGATCCTAAAACTGCGGTCAGATTTGCCCCAGATCCTCCCCCTCCTGAAATTGTAATAGTCGGAGCCGTTGAGTATCCATAGCCCGGATTTGTTATTTGTACACCAACTATAGCGCCACCAGATATTGCTGTTACAACAGCTTGACCAACTACACCATTGATAGATCCGGGATCTGAAAATGTTAGTGTTGGAAAAGCTGTAAAACCAGTACCACCAGAGTTAATGGTGATATTGGTAATGGTGCTTGCAACATTAGAAATGGTAGCAACAGCCGTTGCTTGAACGCCATTTGCTTGATCTGGAGCTGAAATCGTGACTTGAGGACTTGATGTATAACCAGCGCCGGGGTTTGTTATACCAATTGCTGATATACATCCAATGGTCACAAGATTGGCTGTGTCCCATGAGTAAAGACCCTTGTTAGGGTCAGCAATCATTACACGCTCATCTTTCCATTGAGCAATACTTACATTAGCCGTTGAGAATGTTCCAGCCGAGGCTATCGTGCCTTTTGTTGCCGTCTGAATCTCATAATATTCAGCACCACCATTGGACTGAAAAGCCAAGATGTAGTCGTTATTATTGATGTTGCAAGAATCAATATGAGTGACAGTATTTGTCCATGTGACATTAGCTACAGTCACAGATTGAGGAACAACTTTTAAGTTTGCATAACCAATAGGCTGTACGTTCTCAATCCATGAAAACTCAGTCTCATCAATCGCAGTTCTATTAGACTTTGTGTTAAGGGATTTAAACGCCTTAACAACTTGATAATTTTTTTTCTGTTCGGGTGAAGCTGCCATTAGTTCACCTGTAGATACTGCGTGGGTAACCTACGAGTAAAGGCAGTCGACAGAGTATTTTGAACTTTCTTTTGATATTCAGCTTTAAAGAGTTCAGACTCGCCATAGCTCTGTTCTTGGTACTTGGCTTGATGAGCCGCATAATAAGAGACAGGAGAAATCCAACTGTCAGGTATTGTCTCAACATCACCAAGATTTACAAGTGCGTTTGGTAATACCACTGTATCAAGTTCCATGACATACACTTGATCTGGTACAGGTCCGAGATAGATGGTTCCAGTACCATAAATCGAATAAGCGATGGGACGATTGTAATATGATTGCCAATAGCGCAACTGAGCATTGAAGTTACTCCATGCCAGATAATTCAGAGGTATGCGCGTATTGCCCCAATAAATATTTATGTTGATAACATCAATTGTGTTGTTACCATTGGGGAGAGATCCGTAGGTATAGGTCTCTTGATTTGTGACCGTAGCGCTTGTTTGCAAAATACGATTGCAGCCCGTGTCTCTGACGAGCTGAACACGAGCTTGATTGATGTAAAGAGTTAGCTGATTATCAGTCCAAAAATTTGCATTTGTATCATGCAACAAGAGGCGAACTTGCGTGATGTAGTCTTGAAGTGTCGTCATTGGTCATCCACATCATGCAGCCTGTGTCCCTTTCCCCCCTCCCCGTATAGGCGCAGGGAGAGGGGTCCGGTCTACCGTTGGGGACTTACTTCGGTAGACGTTTTGCCGGGTCTCAGAAATATCAAATTGATTTAATCTTTCGAGAGCCTTCGGCATATCCAGATTTGTCTTAGTCCAGCCAAGCCGGACTAAATTCTCGGTTTTGTCATTTTTTAAATACCCAAACGTGTGAATTGCAACTTCAACCGGTACTTCCACCGGAATGTTCGGGGGAAACTTGTAAGTCTCCCCTGCCCATTTGTCCGTTAGTTCTTCACTCGTTTTATTGAGTATCCAAACTGATGACATTAGAAGTTTACCACATCACCGAAAACAGAGACGGTTACTGAGCTGTTTGCGACTGCTGTATTCACAACCACAAATAAAGCATTTGCTGTTACTGTGTTTGTGAGTGTGACAGAAGCAAGAGTCAGATCTTGGTATGTGTTTGCACCCGTCACGTTGCCAATCAACTGAGCAGATGCAACAGCATTTGATGTATTTCCATCTGACGATGTCAGAATAGAAATGTTACCAAGAGCCATGCTCGGTACCGTACCACCAGCGGTGTTGCTAGGATTTGCAACTGTAATGCGGCGAAGGATGATTTGCCCATTGTTGGACAAACCACCACTCAATAATGGCAATACTGCCACTGCATTACCTGTTGCAGCCAGAGATACAGGCTTTGCAACGGCAATACGATAATTGCCAAAGCTGTCCTGATAATTCTGTGCGACTGAATCCATACTAGCCATTAGAGTTCTCCTTAGCTAGCGTTGTAGGTTCCAGTAACAGCCTGACCACCGTTCACGTTGAACAATGTTACTGTCTGTGAGCCAGTCGTTGCATTGGCGCGGAGGTTGTAACCATCCGAAATCAATGAACCAGAACCGACGTTGGCAGCAATAAGAGTTGTCCAAGCATTTGTGTTGGTTGACGTGTTGAAGTTATTCACTTCAATTGTCACGTTTGCTGTTGGTGGTAAAAGATAAGTACCAGCAGGAATGTACTGAGCGCTTGACACGCCAGCGTTCATTGCTGTGGCATTACCGATACCCACGTTTGCGATTGTCTGTGTCAGAAACGTCGAAGCTGCCTGATTGGTAGAGACGTTTGCGACAATTATTTTGCTAAAACCACCTGACATTGTCGGTTCTCCTTAGAGTGAGAGCGAGTTGTAGCCAGTGACCTTAGTCATAGACTTAGGCTTCGTGGAGACAAGCTCTGCGATGTTGAGGACAGCGCCGACGTAGCCAATTTGCCAGTTAGGCAAAGTTGACTCAAAGCCAGTGAACACGAACTGACCTTGCTCATGGATGTAGAGCGAGAGATAGTTTGTGTTGAGGAGGTACAATGTACCTTCTGGGCAGTATGGATCTGGGTAGATCGGAACGCCAGCAACCATGAGAGCGCGGAAAGCAGCTTGTGGGCCGTTTGCGTCGCCGTCAAAGCCATGACCCGGAGTAATGACATATTGTTCTTGACCAACATAATCTTGAGCAAGCAATGTCCAAGTACCGAAGCCACAAACACCGAATGTTGGGACTTCAGCGCCCTTCTTAACAGTACCAGAAATGTACTGAAGGACGTTCTGACGGGTTGGGTTGACGTTACCTGCGGCATAAACCTTTGACGACCACCAAGGATAAGTCGTGCGGTTAATGTTGCCGTAAGTTGCAACGGTTGTGCCATCGTCAACAGCGGCAGGCAAGCCTGTGAACTGCTGAGTGTTGCTTGTGTTGTTGTACAGCGCAGTTGCCATCGCGTCCATCATCACGTTCGTCGCGTCGTTCATACGAGCTTCGATCAATGGGATAATTGCGTGGTCTTGTTGTACAGCGCCTTCCATGCCGAGGAATGGAACGGGAGCAATCATGAGCTTGAGATCGAACTCAGCATTGAAAGCACCTTGCTGAACAGCAGGCTGCGAGAATGAGCCAGAATAATCTGACCATTGAGCATTAACAAATTGAGCGCCTTGAACCGGAACGGTAACAGACGAGACGCCGCCTGTTGCTGTTTGGCTATTAGCGATCAAAGCTGCCATAAGAGGAGTGCTGTTGTAGATCTGCACAACCATCTTAGGAATAAAGGCACGACGCGTAACGTATGTAAGTTCGTTATATTGCGATGTGCCAGCGTTGGGGACTATACCGCCACCAATAGGCATTTGACTTCTCCGTTGTTACTAACCGTTTAACTCTGTCCCCAGTTTCAGCTAAAACCCAATGGGCCGTGGATTCTTCCGCAGTTCATTGAGGGCTTTGGCAGCTTCGTCGCGGGCATGGCCCACAGGATTCTTAAAAAAGCCAGATAAAGTGTTGCGAGCTTGCTCGTTCAAAACATTACGGCTTTCGAAGGCCGATGGTGTTGGAGTAGCTGCTTGCTTCATCCACTTGTAGTATTCTGCCGCAGTATCGTGATCGTGAATTTTTTTCTCAAGCATCACTTTCTCGACTTCTTCAATTTCTTCTTCAGACTGAATCTTTCCAGTCTTAAGAAGCTTTTCACGGCGTTCTTTTAAGGAATCCAATGCATCACGCTCACGGAGCTTGCCTTCAAGCTGGTCAACGCGGTTGCGTTCTTCATCCAGCTTACGAGCCATCTCATCTTTAAGGTCGATTGAATCAATAGTTAAATTCGGACGACGCTTTTTTGTGAGCCTAAGAAACGCCTCTCGGGTTTCTGGATCATCTGAGAGTTCCCTTGCAAGGAGAGCAAGTTCATCTCGGGCTTCAGGTGTTAGATCTTCGAGAGACGCCATTTTAATCCCCTATTATAGCGTTAGATAACTTTTTTGCCGTCGCCGGGAGGAACAATCTTATAAATATTGTTCGCAGCGGTCTTTTTAGGGCCAGAAAGCCCACCGAACCGGTCATAGCGAGGTGTATTGGTGATTTGACCATTTTGTTGCTGGTCTGTGGTTGGATTACGAACCGTACCAGCGCCACGAGGCTTAAATAATTGAGACATCTTAGGCTCCCATTGGGGGTGTTGGACCAGCGGGCGGAGCGCCTGCGGGCATTGGGGGTTGTGCGCCCATTGGACCACCAGCGGGAGCTGGAGGAGGCGCGTTCATCAAACCAAGATTAGGAGGTGCACCTTGCATCATCTTTGATGCAGGAGTACCGCCACCAGCTTGAGGAAGATTTTGAAGAAGCTGCATAATTTCAGCTTGCTGAAGCTCATCAGTGCGGGCTTTCTTCTTGCCAACAAGCGCTGTGAGTGAAGATAAAGCCGACATGACCTTTTTACCTTCGTCGGTTTCAGATCCTAATGCCGGGAGAGTCTGCTCAAGAAGGTCAAGAGCCATGCTCACATTGACCAGAGCTGCTTCTTTTTTGCCATCTTTAGGCTCAGGCGTTGCCATTGGTGCTGACAGTGGAGGTTGTGACGCAGTCATAGGTACGCCGGTCTCTCCAGCGAGATCTGGAGCGCCGCCACCTTGCATTAAAGCCATAATATCTGCATCAGCCATTTAACACCTGTTATATGCACCAAATAACACACAAAATGTGTTAATTGTAAAGTGAGGGGTAGTTTTTTATTCGGTCCCGCCCCCCATCAGGACAGCGCAGTAAACGGGGCTAACCCGTTTATTAGTTAGCGCTTTGCCTTACGACCCTTGCGACGCATGAACGCCTCCATAGTTAGAATTAAGGATTGGGCGGATGAGCTTACCCCCCGAAGGGATTAGCGCTTATGCTTACGAGACTTACGAGCCATTGATGGCCTCCATACGTTAAAACGTCCCCAAAACTTTTTAGTACCGCTTGCCGCGCCGTGAGCGCTTCATTGACTTGTACATTTGACACCTCAATAACGCCGTTGTTGGCGAGAATAGGATCGTATGTTTGTACCCGGCGTAGACTGCCGAATATTTGACACACGGTAATCCATAGTAGGGCTTTTCACGTCTTGCGTCAATTGTCGTGTATCTGCACGAGGTTGGTCACCAACTGTGACTTGTCCTTTAGCCATGTTTCTTATCCTTTGCAGGCATGGGCGTTACATTTCCGCCACCTTGAGGATGATTTTGCTCTGCTTTCTTAAGCCGTTCAAGAAGTTGTTGCTTCATGGGCGGATCGAGCAATTCGATCAGGCTTTCTTTGTCGATTGCGCCAGCTTTAAACATATTAAAAGCGAGGGAGCGCATATCTTCCATAAAGATCGGGCTGTTTGAGTGCGCGTCAACTTTGACCATATAATTCTTGGTAAATTGGTCAGCAATGAACGGCGTTCCATCAATATCTTTGTAATGAGTGTTGTCGTAAGCCTGAATTAGCTTCATGTAGAGAGACGACATCTTTTCCAAAGCATCTTCAATGTTAAGAGCACGCTTTTTAGCTCGGCTTGAACCGAGTCGCGCAAGCTGGGAGGCGTGACCAGCAGATCTGACGCCTTGCTCGCCTTTTCCTGACAATACGTTGTTAATGCCTGAAGCTTCTTCAAACATAGCGTCAATTTGGTCGAGTTGAGCATAAAGATCCTGAGGCAATTGAGGAGCCAAACGCTCGGCTTTAACGCCGGGCATATCAGACGACAGCAAGCCACCCGGACGATTAAGCGCAAAGTCTTTTTCATCCAAAATGCCTGTAAACCCTGACAAAAGGGTCGGCGGCGAGACTTGTTTTGACAAAAGCTCAAGAATTTCATTCATGCGCTGGTTGCGGGCGTCCTGCAAAAACATGAGGCGCGAGACTTCAGATTGGCCCCAGTAATAATCAGGCATGGGGTTAGGGCAAACCTGAATGAAAGGTGATTCGCCCTTAATGAACATTTCCTCATTGGCGCGGTCATAAATGACGACTTGAGGATCGGCGGTTGTTACGACTTGATAGTCTTGGGTTTCATCGTTCCAGACATACAATTCGCACATCTCAACGGTTTCTTCCTCAACCTTGGCCTTCATGCGGTTATAGCCGTAAAGGTCCATATTGACTGTGCCGTACATCGTGGGATCAACAGCCGAGAGCACAATACGATCAACGCCATCGGGCACATATTGAGGCTCATGCGCGGTCGTCTGAATCCGCCGCACAATTGAATCACGGTTGGGATGGGCGTAAAGGCGA